CGGCATGCCCAAGTCTTTTCATGATTTGAACAAGGTCCACGCCAGCTTCCGCAAGCAGGCTTGCATGGGTATGGCGAAAAATGTGGGGATGGATTCGGAATGGGATCTTGCCAAGCATAAGCCGCTGGAGCCTATCAATGCGGATTTGAACGAGCCGTTGCGTCAAAGGGAATCCAGGATGTGTCGGAGCCGTGAAAATAAATCCCAGTTGGCTACGCTCAGGGATATGCCACTCAGAGCCATATTCAAGGCGAAGACTTGAGGTTTCAAGTTTGTGACGTGCAAGCAAAGATCTTAACGATGTCGGCAAGGAGATGATCCGCACCGATGTTTCCGTTTTCGGCGGGAGAAGTGAATAGCTTTCAGCACGATTCGTTGGGTTGTACAGTGTCTTCGACACCTTCAAGATATTTTTCTTAAAATCCACGTCTTCCCACGTCAGGGCCAGCGCTTCACCGATTCGGAGACCTGTATAAGATAAAAGCGAAAAAAGTTCGTAGTCTGGTGGATAGCCATTCTTTTCGGCGACAGAGAGAAAGGCGAGCAATTGATCTTTCTCAAGATAGGGAGGGACCGTGGAATCTGGATCCACGATTTTTCTTTTCGGTCGGGGGACCGTGGCGTATTCGGTTGGATCTGTAAGGATAAGATCATATTCTTTCGCCCGCCGAAAGATCATTCTAGCAGTGGCATGGATTCCCGAAATCGTGTTCGGAGAAAAATCTTTTGAGAGCGCCAGCAAAGCGTCCTGATATTGTTTTTTCCCGATTTGTTGGAGCGGTATTTTGTCGAAAAAACGTTTAAGATTCAACAATTGATGCTCTCTAATTCGTACAGTGGAGATCTTCACAAGCGTTTTGTAGGCTTCGAGCCATTCTGCGGCGAAATCACCAAAAGTAATCGACTCAGGGCGGGAAAAAACCTTTGAGCGAAGTTGTTGGAGCATTTTTTCGCCCGCAATTTTGGCGTCTTTCGCACGAGCAAAACCGCCTTTTTCCTTTTGTTGTCGTTTCCCTGTCAGTGGATTCTTCCCAATGTCGATTTTATACGCCCATTTTCCAGATGGCTTTTTATAGACGTGCATTTTCTTCTCCTAGTAAAAACCCCTCGAAGCCGAGGGGAGAAAATCAATCGTGCCATTCATGGCCGCATTTTAGGCATTTGTATCGGAGCCGATTAGAATGGTGCTTTCCAGCTAGCAGACCGAGCGGACCTAGTACGAGCGTACCAACAACGCCCTTTGTGAGGGAATACCCTTTTTTATCGATGTGAATTGCTGTCGAATGGCATTTAGGACAATAAAGGCTGTCGCCGAGGGCTTCTTTTTCGGCCTGAAATGCAGCTTGATCTTTTGCGTCTTTGTCGGCAAAGTAGGCGATTAAATCTTCACGGTCGATGATGGAATCAATGAATGATTTTGCGGTTGTAAGGTCCACGCCAGCCCGTTCCTTCACGTCCTTAATTGCGTTGATTTTAAAAGAGCGTGGCGTAAATAAACCGTGCTTGTCGTGCAAAGCGACTAAATCAATATCATGGCCGTTTAATGTCATAACTAATTCAGGGCCTGTTGGGGCTGGCGTCGCTGGTGTGGCAGTACCTACTGGAGTTCCACAGTTGGAACAGAATTTCGCACCTTCTTGAAGTTGTTGACCGCAATTTGTACAAAACATGATGATCCCTCCATTACCAAGATCTACGGTTTTCAATGACCCGCCCGACAATACGGACTGGGAGTGTTTCAATGTCGTTATTGCTATAAAAATGCGGCTCGTAGACCGCTTGATTGAAAGCGTAAAGGAAAAGGCCGTTTGGGTCCTTCTTCACCTTCTTGAGCGTTGCTTCATCACCATTGATGAGGGCCACCGCAATATCGCCAGATTCAATATCAGGCTGTTCCCGTACTATCACGATGTCGCCTTCCTTAAATTCTGGTTCCATTGATGAGCCCTTTACCTTCAGGGCAAAAAGTTTCCCTTGCATAGACATTTTGTCGGTTACTTCTTCCCATCCCACGATGTTTTCAGCAGCGTAGGCTGGTTGTCCTGCTACGACGGTTCCTAAAATCGGGATTCGGTTCCCTGGCCTTGGTGTATTGACGCCTAAAAGCGTGTCGGTAGAAATGCCAAAAATCTGGGCGACCTTGGATATTTCTTCTTCTTTAATGGACCGTTTCCCATTTTCAATCTTGTTCAATGCGGCGGGGTTTAAGTCCATCTTTTGCGCCAATTCGTACTGCTTCCAGCCGTATTCTTCTCTCAAGTTCGCAATCCGTTTCCCGATGCTCATCCCTTCACCTCCAAAACATCTAAATTAGAAATTTTTACTTAATTATAACATTCTAAAATAGAAAAATAAAATAAAATTCGAAAATAGAAATTTCAATATTGACTTTCCAAAATAGAAATATTATAATGGGTGAAGAAAGGAGGTAGAGGAATGAAAAAAGGAAAGAAATTCGACGGAGAAAAACTCCGAAAAAGGCGCATCAAATTAGGACTTACGCAACTTGAAATGGCCGAAAAACTAGGCTACAAAACGGCGGCTCCATACAGTAAAATTGAATCTGGAAGACAGCTTCCAAAAGCCGATTCAATGGCGGTTATGGCCAGCGTCTTAAAATGTTCTATCGAAGATTTTTATTGTTAATTTTTTTATCTTAAAAATTACTAAAATAGAAATCTAAAATAGAAAAAGGAGGCGCCATGTTAGAAGACTTTAATCGGGATTACGAAGAGCTGAAAAGGCGTGTTTCGGCCCTTGAGTCTAGGCCGCTGGAGCTAGACATATACAAGGACCTTCCGCCTGTCCTAACGGCTGATGATTTGATTGATTTTCTGCATATCGGCACAACGAAAGCGTATGAAATCCTTGATTTAATAGGATTCAAGGTCGTGCGGTCGAAGAGATGCACGAAAACGAAGTTAATCGAATGGATTGAAGGAGGAGGAACGCCATGACGCTGAAAAACAAAGCCACCTTGCTTGCTGCGCTGATTGGTGCTGGGCTGATTGTCCTAGGCACGGCGTGGAAGGAACGGACTAAACCCGAACCGACGGACTACCTGACATTTGAACACGTCGTTTACAGCGGCGACAGCTTGTGGAGTCTGTGCGAGCGATACAGCGGATACGAGGACATCCAAGACATTATCCAGCGGGTCCGCGAGGACAACGGCATCAAAAATCCAGGGGCACTGCAGCCAGGACAGAAAATCAAGGTCAGAGTCAGAAAGGGGAATCGGTGATGATTGATAAAAAACAGGCAATCAGCATTGCTGATAAATTGGCAGATTTTTGCCTCCATATGAATTGCGCGGAATGTCCTTTTGGTATCCCATATCCGGGCTTTAGCCCAGAGTGTGTGCTGAAAGATTACCCGCTAGGATGGGATGTTGACCAAGCGAGGGAAAATCTACAGAAGGGTTGACTTGTCAAAATAGGCACTTTTTGACAAGAAATTAGTGAAATATCTTTAGAAATTTTGCTAAAAATTTCACAGAAATGAGGTGATTTCAATGAAAATCTCGAATAGTGAGGCATTGGCAGCGGCTGAAAACCTGATTAACTACTGCCTCAATACAAGATGCCCAGATTGCCCTTTTTCTAACGGCGACATTTGTGAGATTGGCGTGCCTGCAGAAGAATGGTACGCGGACGAGGAGGAATGAAAATTGAATCTTGAAAAAGGCCAAAAATAAAGCCCGCCAGCACGGCAATGCTGACGGGGCGCAAGGTGAATCTTGGACGGATTTACCTCTAGTATAACATGGAGGGCGAAAAATGGAAGAGAAAAAGAACGTCGTAGAACTGGATTCCAGAGATTACGCAAACGAAGAAGCCAGAACAGTGACAATCACGTTAATTGAATATCGGGAATTAATCGAAATCAAAATGACTCATTCCCATTGCTGGCATGAAGCATACGAAAAAGACCATAAAATTTTAAAACTTGAAGAACAAAATCAAAAGCTGGAAAACGACCTGAAAAAACTACGTGAGAAAATCAGCAATTTCGTGGAGGGAGCGGAATGACAACGTTAAAAGAAGAAATGGATCTTGTGCTTTATGAAGTCGACGAAAACCGCATGGAAAATCCAAATGCCAGAATTAATACGGAAGACGAAGCGGGATGGACCTTGGCAAGGCTGGCAGCGCTGAACGCAGATATTGAAGAAATCAAAAAAGACTTTGAAGAAAGAATTGCGAAATTCAAAAAATGGTTCGAAGGAAAAAAAGCGGCAAGGGAATTGGAGATGGAAAGCCGTAGGGCCCAATTGATGATTTTCGCCGAAACGCAGTTGGCGTTAAGCAAAAAGAAGTCTGTCGACTTGCCCGATGGGCGATACGGATTTAGGAATCTTCCACCGAGAATTGAGCGGGACGAAAAAACGCTGCTTGAATACGTCAAGAAGGAAGATCCGAAGAATATCAGGGTCCAAGAATCAATTGACTGGGCCGCACTCAAAAAGAAATGGAAGGTTGACGGGAACAATATGATCAATCCAGACACGGGGGAAGTTATTCCAGGCGTGACTGTTTACAAACAAGACAAAAGATTTTTCGTCGAGGTGAAATAAATGGCACAGGAGAAGAAAGAACGTCAAATTAGCGAAATGAGCATTCACGAGCGACTGGCAAGAATGCAAGACGAGATGAAGGCACCAAAGAGTCAATACAATAAATTCGGCGATTTTCATTATCGATCGGCTGAGGATATTTTGGCTGCAGCGAAACCGCTGTGCGTCAAATATCAATTCGCATTAACCCTTCATGCCCTTCCAGTCGTCATTGATGGCTGGCGTTATATGAGGACTACGGCCACTTTGACCGATTGGCATAGTCCGTTTGCGATTGAAACGGAAGGATTCGCAAGGGAGCCAGAACACCGCTCCAAAATGGATGATGCCCAAGTCACTGGATCAACGAGATCGTATGCGGCCAAATATGCGTTAGGGGACCTTTTCCTTCTTGATGATACTAAGGACCCAGACGCATTCGCAAATGAGCAGAGAGAGCAAAAGAAGGTGGCTGAGCGGGTGCAAAAAACGATTAGCAAGGAAAAACAGACAAAACTATTAAATGCCATCGAAGCCACGCAAGAAGGTTGGGAAATCCCCGCCACCGAGCGCCTGAAAAATATGCTTCATGCCGTCAAAGCTGAAAGTCTTGAAGCCATGACGGAAGAGCAATGGCAGTTCTGCATGGATCGGATTCGGAAGCCGATAAATCATGCATAAGTCAATACTGGTGGACTGCCTAGACTGGTGCTATGTTTGCGGACGGCCTAGGCAAGCCATCCACCATGTATTTTACGGAACCGCAAACCGCAAAATCAGTGACAAAGAAGGGTTCATCGTCCCGCTGTGCAATGATTGCCACACAGGGCCGCACGGTGTTCATTTTAACCGTGAATTGGACTTGGAATTAAAGCGTCTGTGCGAAAAGAAATATCTTGAGAATCACAGACTAGCGGAGTTCATGGACTTAATCGGGAGGAATTACTTGTGAAAATCTTAAAGATGGAACCGCCCTCCGTGAGTCCTTTTTCGTCCGCTGTCAAGCTGGAAATCACCGTACAGGCGCAAGACAAGCAGGCTGTTGTTGATTTGATGAAAAAGATTCAAAGCGGGAAAAAGCCGTATGACCTGGTGATTAACCCCATCCGTGACAAACGAAGCCTGTCGGCCAATGCGTATGCGTGGGTGCTGATGGACAAAATCGCCAAAGTGGTAAGGACGACGAAGGAAGCCGTTTACCGTGAGATCATCCGCAAGGTGGGGAGTTTCAACGTCGTGAAAGTCAAGAGTTTTGCGGCGGACAGATTCATTGAGCGCTGGGAACTGAACGGCATTGGTTGGGTTGCCGAGAAAATGGGCCGAGAAGAAGGAATGACGGATGTTGTCGCATATTACGGAAGTTCGACGTACGACACCGACGAAATGGCTCGGCTCATTGACGAAATCGTGAATGAAGCAAAGGAATTGGGGATTGAAACCATGCCTCCAGAGGAATTGGACTGTTTGATTAAATCGTGGAGGAGGTGATGGGAAGTGGACGAGCGGTACAATTTTTTCGATGCATTCAATGGGTTCGGGGCTTGGCTGCGGAATCACAAAATCCCGTCATCGGCCATCCTTCTTTATTACGCACTGCTCCAAATATCCAATTCGGCTGGGCGTAAAAATCCTCTTAACGTCCCAATTAAATTGCTGATGGAGCAAACAGGGTTAACTGCTCCGACGATACGAGCGGCACGGATGCAATTAAAAGAAAAAGGGCTTATTGATGTCGTCAAAACATCGGATGGGAAAGCCCCGAACTACACAATTTTTTCAGTCCCAGACCCAGAAAATAGCTTTCGGGGTTCGACCCCAGACCCAGAAAATAGCTTTCGGGGTTCGACCCCAGACCCAGAAAATAGCTTTCGGGGTTCGACCCCAGACCCAGAAAATAGCTTTCGGGGTTCGACCCCAGACCCAGAAAATAGTTTTCGGGGTTCGACCCCAGACCCAGAAAATAGCTTTCGGGGTTCGACCCCAGACCC